CCTGCCCACGTCCCCTTCGTATGGCACAGGCACTCGATAAAGCCCACGGCATAGTCCGCAGCGGCTTTGTCATAGTGCGCGTTTTCTGCCATGAACTCCGTCGGCTTATAGTCCGTCAGTTTTCGCAAGCAATCACCCCCCATCAAAAAAGAGCCGCTCTCAGCGACTCACAATATCTGAAACGAGAAGCAGCCCCGAAGGGCTGTTTTTTATTTGGCGCGGCTTAGATGCGCTTCATGCACCAAGCCATCGCGTGCCCGCCGTCCTCGAAAAGCTCGGTGGCGACTTCGACGAGGTTCAGGCGGCATTCGATGTCTGCAAATCCCGTCTCCTCCGGCGTTTCGACCATCTCGTAGATGGCTGCGTGGAAGCCCCAGCACTCCATCCCGACGACAAGGATCTGCTCGCCGTAGCGCAGGATCGCGCCGCTCGTCCCGAACCGCATTTCATTGAGGTGCTCCATCGTGGTGGTCTTCGGCCATCTTGCTTCTGCGCTTTTCATTTTGTGTTCCTCGCTTTCTGTGTGTAGGTTGTTCCCTTCGTCATGTGTATATATCACTCTAAACGCAGAATATAGCAAGTCTTATTTTCGATAAATCACACTTATTTTTCGAGAGAAACACAGCCCCGAAAGGCTGTGCGGAATCGCTGAAATCGTAGCCTATTTTTCACCCGTGAGGATGAAGCGAATATATGCGGCACGGTCTTCCTCGATGAAGCAGATGAGTTCGTAGAATTCCATCTTAAACGCTATCCTCTGAACAGCGGGAATATCGAACATATTCACCCGCCCCGAATCGCGGATGTCCATGATCTGTGCGAAAACCTTCTCGTTCATGATCTGCCCCCTTTCTGCATGATGCGGAAGGAGTCCACGCTAGGGATCAGGCTGAGTGACGAGCCTGTCTCCCATCGGACGAGAAGCTGTCCCGCATCGTCAACGCCTAGAATCTCGCCCATCGACCCTTTGGGTGGTGCTTGCGGATCGTCCATTCCGAGGAGTTCCACTCTCGTCCCGTGCGGATACCGCTCTCGAAGTGCGGCGATCTGTTCCTTACTCGGAAAATGCATGGCGCTCATCTCCTTTTCGATGTCCGCTCTTGAATGCGCTGCTGCCCGTGAGATTCTGCAGGAGAATCTTGCGCGACTCTTTGTAGGCATTGCCGACCATGCCAAGACGCAGGAGGAAGCAGCGGAATGCGTATCTCTCGTTGTCCACAATCTTCTCCTTCGCCGTGACGCGCTTCTGCGTCCGCGCCATCAGGCAGAGCTTACTGATGAACTCGGCATATGCCTTTGCCGTCTCGTTAGTGATCGTGCCGTGCAGCCATGCGAAGGTGATACGGTCATCGGTCAGCGTGTAGGTCGCCTCGCGAATGTCAAAGGCGTGCCGGATGAGCCGCCCCTTGCTCAGGAGGAGTGCATCGAGATTCTGCAGTGATGTCTCCGTGAAAAGGCTGCGTGGGAGACTGATGGAAAGGCTGTCCTCATCGGCTTCTGCAATCGCTTCCTCTGTCGGAGCAGGTTCTGCCGGTGTCAGATCATCCACTGCCGCTTCCGTCAGGATCGACTCGTCTGCCCCTGTATCCGCGCAGGAAGCCTCGTCCTCCCCATCCTCGGACATGAAGCCCTCCTCGCGCAGTGCCGTGCGCACACACGCAACGGTCGCTTCGTCGGTGGCATCGTCGAAGCAAAGACATCCGTCCTTCGTGATCTCGAATGCGCCGATCTTGTAGGAAAATGTCGGTGCGCCGCAGTAGACGGGCTTTTCGCCGAGCACCTTGCTGATGATCCCGACCATCGCCTTGCGCTCTTCCTTTTGGATGTTGTAATTGACCTTCATGGTGACTACCTCCTTCATGTACTTTGGTCATTACATTCATCACTCACGTGGGAAGAATTAGCAAGCGGATTCTGTTGTATACACCAACTCTATCTCATCAAATAGATCTTATGCCCATCATTTCCCTGCCAAGGATACCGTCATGCGCTCAAGCATCTTGCCTGTCACCCAGATCGCCCCGTCGATGACAAGCGGCAGGAAGATGCGGTCGCGGAATCTACACCATCCTGTCTCCTTCTCCGCGCTCTCCTTCAGTGCCGCCGTGTACGCCGCCGACACCTCACGCGCTGCGGGAAGCCCCTTCTCGTGCATCCAGAGGACGGTCGCTTCCTTCGCTTCCGTCCGCACGAAGTCCCCCACATGATTTTTCAGTTCATTTTGAATGTGTTCCAGTTTCATCTTCAACACTCTCCTTCATAGTCCGTTACCCCACGCGCAATCGCACGTGCAAATTCATCCTGCTGCGTCCCAAGAAGCTCTGCATCGCCCGCATGGTCGATAAACGCAAGCTCCACAAGCACTGCGACCGCATCAGTGTTGCTCAGAACATACAGTCCGTTGACACCGGGCTTTGCACCCTTCACGCCGCGATCCACAGTGCCGAGCGCATCCACAATCTGGTTCTGGATGCACTGTGCCAGTATCTCCCCTGCGCCGCTTCCATAGAAGTGCCAGACCTCCGTTCCGTTTGCACTGCCGTTATAGGCGTTGCAGTGAATGGAGATGAATACGTCCGTATCGCTGTTGTTGGAAGCCGTAACGACTTCATGCAGACTGTCCGATTGCAAAGTGCCAACTACCTCTACACCTGCGGCAACGAGATAGCCCGCCACAAGGTCAGCGACGTTCTTTGTCACGTCACATTCCCGCAGCCCGTATCCGCACGCGCCGGGGTCGGGATTTCCGTCCGGCGCATGACCCGGATTCAAAAACACACGCATCACGATTCCTCCTTTGGTTTCGGCACATCCACATACGGAATGCGCTCACCGTCACGTTCCAAAAACACATCTTCTGTATTGCCGTCCTTGCTCTGGATGTATCTCTCAACAGCAACATCCACGAATTTCGCCTCAAGCTCCACGCCATAGCAGATACGCCCCAGCTGGTCGCAAGCAATCAGCGTTGATGCCGAGCCGAGGAATCCGTCAAGAACGATACCATTCGTCTGCGTACACTGCTTGACAAGGTACGCGATAAGCGGCACGGGCTTCGAGGACGGATGTCCGCAGCCGTCCTTCTTCGAGTCTTTGATGCGGTCAAATGCAAAGACAGTGGTCTGCTTCTGATCGCCGTACCACCTGTGCCGTCCGTCCTTCCTCCATCCCCAGATAATCGGCTCGTGGATGTACTTCCAGTCCGTGCGCGTAAGAACCAGTCGGTCTTTCTTCCAAACCAAGCCCGCGCCAACTTTAAAGCCCGCATCCTCATAAGCGTCATGAAAGATGCGGGCTTTTGCTGTTGCGTAGAAAACGTAGATGGATGCGTCCGTCGCCATCGCCGAGTGAAAGGCGATAAAGGCAGATTTGAGGAACTCGTAGGCGTCCTTGTCATTCAGATCATCGTTCTTGATCTTCCCGGACGTGCTTTCAAGCTGGATCATGTACGGCGGGTCCGTGCAGACAAGGTTGACTTTCTCACTGCCGAGCAGCCGCTCATATGTCTCCGGCAGTGTGGAATCGCCACAGATAACACGGTGCTTGCCGAGATGCCACACATCACCCGACCGAGCGACACAAGGCTTTGCGAGTTCTGCATCCACGTCGAAGTCATCTTCCTGCGCATCACCGTCATCCAGTGAGAGCAGGTCGGCAATCTCGGCTTCGTCGAAGCCTGTGAGTGAGATGTCGTAGTCCATCCCCTGCAGGGCTTCCATCTCAACGCGCAGCATATCTTCATCCCAGCCCGCGTCAAGTGCGAAGCGGTTGTCTGCGAGGATGTACGCTTTCTTCTGAGCCTCGGTCAGATGATCGACAAAGACACAGGGAACGCTCTCTATCCCCTCCGCCCGCGCTGCCGCAACACGTCCGTGTCCTGCGAGAATGCCATAGTCCTTGTCGATGATGACGGGACTGACGAATCCGAACTCGCGTAGACTTCCGCGCAGCTTGTTGATCTGTTCGGGCGAGTGCGTCCGTGCATTGTTGGCATACGGGACGAGCTTGCTGATTGGAACTAGCTTCATCTCCGATGTTGTTTTATTCAAATGACTTCCCTCCTTACTTCCTCGAACGCAGAAGCCGTTCCATCCGATCCTCCTGCGGCGAACCGACGAATGTGGTGGTGCAGTTCTGCTTTACGATGTCGAAAATCTCATACCAGAGCAGATTCGACTGCTTCTGGAATGCCTGCCCCATCTGAACAAAGGGGCTTGCTATTGCCCCTCCGGTGGTCGGATGCTTGCCGATGAGCCCGTATTGACTCATTGCCTCCTCACACTGGATGAAACGGGCAAATGCCTGTGCGTAGCTTTCAATGAGCCGTGGATTCACAAGCCGCTCACAGCCGCGCTCCTTCAGCCACAGCCATGTTTCACGGAAAATCTCATCCGCGCCGAGCGGCTTTCCGTTCCGCTGTCGCGCAGACAGGAACTCGCTCGGCGTTGGCATCTCCTCGCCGTAGAGGTCGGCAGCATCCACAAGATCTGTGCCGTCCAGTTCCGTCATGGGGAACTCCATGATGTGCGCCGTGCGCCCACCCGCGATTTTATCTGCGAGTGGTTCGGGTTTATCTCCCGCCCGGATGCGCCGTCCACCGCGATTTGTTCCGTCCCGCGCCATCTTTTCGCCCCCTTCCTTTAATACCCCGTTTGAACCGACGTTTTTGTGCGTACGCCCCCTCCCCGGTCCAGTAATGGCGCGGCTTTAGAGATTTGACCGCCCCCTAGGGGGTAAGTTCGTGTTGCATTTGCTTCACTTTCGCGTTACAATAAACAAAAGGAGGTTATGCCCCATGTCCAAAACTGCAACAATCAATATGCGCATCGAACCGACAATCAAAGCGCAGGCTGAAACTGTTTTTTCCAGTTTCGGCATCTCCGTGACTGACGCAATCAACATCTTTCTGCATGCATCCATCATGGAGGGAGGCTTCCCCTTCCAACCGAAACAGCCCCGTTATAACAGGGAAACACTTCTTGCCATGCAGGAAGCACGCGACATCATGGATGGTAAAATCGAGCCGAAGCGTTATCCGTCGCTGTCCGCACTGATGGATGATCTGGATGCGGAGGACGCTCATGCTTGATCTCGTTACCACTACGCAATTCCGCAAGGACTTAAAGAAGCTGCGCAAACGTGGAGCAGATATGCAAAAGCTGGATGATGTCCTGCAAATGCTCTGCGCGGAAAAACAACTCCCCGAAAGGTATCGGGATCATGCTCTGGTTGGCGATTACATTGGTTTTCGTGAATGCCACATCATGGCGGACTGGTTACTTGTGTACGCCATCGACAAAGGAAAACTGATTCTGACCGCTTCCCGTACGGGTTCGCATAGTGACCTTTTCTAGCCGATTCATTGGAGTCGGCTTTTTATTTTGGTATTCTCCGCCGATGAATCCGCTCATGACATGACGCGCAGAGCGACATCAAATTGCGCTCATCGTTTGTACCACCATCCGAAATTGGTCGGATGTGATGAACGAGAGACGCGAGGATATATCTCCCCTGCTCTTTGCATATCTCACAGAGCGGATGCCCTGCCAAATGTCGGTCACGAATCCTGCGCCACGCGCTGCCATACCTCTCGTGCTGATCGTAGCCGCGCGTGAAGTGGTCGTAGTGCCGCTGCATTGTTTTCTCGTGCATCTCGCAATAACAGCTTTTTCGGTCTGTAAGATTCAGACATCCCGTCATGCGACAGGGACGCTTCGGCTTTCTCGGCATTGCGTTTCTCCATCAAAAAAGCCCTCACGGAGAATTGCTTCTCCGAGAAGGCTGATTCCATATCCTATTCTTGCTGAGTCTATCATATCACTGTCAACCCTATGAACGCAACGTGAACCTTTGTGAACTTATGTGAACTCGGATGAACTCTGCTGTCTTTTTTCCAAAATTTTTTCAACTTCATCCAGAGCCTTCACATGAATCTTGTGTATCCACCGAATGCTGACGCTCATATCCGCTGCAATATCTTCCCACGATTTGAAGCTGTGGTAGCGACGCTCTAGCACCATCTGAGCGTTTTCATCCGCGACCTGCCAGATCGTATTCATGATCTCGAGTTTCAGACTGACCAAATGGTCGATGTCCGCATTGATCGCATCTTCCGTGTCGATCAACCGCGCAATGATAGTTTCCATCCGCTGATTGTTCGGACTTGGACTCTTTGGCATGTCGCTGATGACGGCGCTCACATTTGTTGCCATGTCACGCAGCCGCGACACATGGGCGACCTTATCATTGATGCGTCGGTCAATGTTCCATGCCTGACTCAGATATTCTTTTGCCGTCATGCAAATTCCCCCTCTAGCTGTTGGAGAAGCCACTCTCCATCGAGACTGGTCAACTGTCCGAACCATGCAGAACGGAAGAACCGCTCTGTCTCAGAGCGCATCGCTGTCGCTGCAACATTCTCTGCGTCTTTGGCAAGACCCGCCCGCGCCCACCGATAATCCTGTGCCGCCTGTTCGACGATGGCGTTTGCCAGAATCTCATAGTTCATGATGATACCTCCGCTTTGACGGCTTCAATCAGTGCCGCCTGTGTCTTGTCCTTCCGTTTCAAGGCACGGAGGATTCTCTCGTCAATCGTTCCCTCGGTGATGATGTGCTGCACCACCACGGTGTTTGCGCTCTGTCCCTGCCGATAGAGCCGCGCCACGGTCTGTTGATAGAGTTCCAAGCTCCATGTAATGCCGAACCACACCAAGGTCGATCCACCGCTCTGAAGATTGAGACCGTGTCCTGCACTTGCAGGATGGATCAGGGCGACAGGGATTTCTCCGCGATTCCATCGGGCGATTGTCTCGTCCGTATCCAGTCGGACGCACGGCACGCGCTTTTCGATGCGCTCTGCGTCATGCCGGAACCAATACGCCACGAGGAGCGGTTTGCCGTTCATGCTCTCGATGATGTCTTCCAAGGCATCGAGTTTGCGGTCATGTATATGCAGCGTAGCTCCATCGTCGGTGTAGACTGCGCCGTTTGCCATCTGCGCGAGTTTCCCGGACAGGACACCCGCGTTTGCCGCCGTCACCTCGTCGCCCTTCATCTGCAAAACCAACTGCTCACACATCGAGTCGTACATCTTTTTCTCAGCCTCATCCATGCGGACACTGTACTCACTCTCGATCAGCTCCGGCATTTTGAGGTGATCGGCGGCTTTCATGGAGATGGTGATGTCGGCAATCTTCTCATAGATTCGCTCCTCGGCTCCGCGCAAGGGAACGTAGGAGAACACCACCTGCCCGTTGCGCTTGTCCGGCACGAAGTAATCTTGCCGATACTTCGTAATGAAACGCCCCAGTCGCTCTCCCATGTCGAGCACCTTGAACTCTGCGAACAAGTCCATCAAACCGTTGCCGGATGGCGTACCCGTCAGCCCGATGACTCTCTTCGCCAATGGGCGAACCTTCATAAGTGCCTTGAAGCGCTTACTGCCCCAATTCTTGAAGGACGAGAGTTCGTCGATCACAATGGCATCGTAGGTGAAGTCGGTTTTCTCCACGAGCCACGGAACATTCTCCCGGTTGATGATGTAGAGGGAGGCTTGCTTGCGAAGTGCCTCCCGACGTTCTTTCTCCGTCCCCACTGCTACGGAGTAGTGAAGATGTTTCAGATGCTCCCACTTTCCGATCTCCTGCGGCCATGTGTTCCGCGCCACACGCAGCGGCGCGATAACGAGGACACGGGAAATCTCAAAGCAGTCGAAGAGAAGGTTGTTGAGAGCTGTGAGGGTAATCACCGTTTTTCCAAGCCCCATATCGAGGAGTACAGCGGAAGTTTTATGGCTCTCGATAAAGTCGATGGCGTACTGCTGGTAATCATGCGGTATGAACTTCATAGGGCATCACCTCCAATCTCTTTTAGAACCATGGCAATCTGCCGGGTGTCGTCAATCACATACACCTTGAATCCAAGCCGCCGAAGCAGTCTGTGCCGGGCGAGCTGCAACGGTCGAGGCTTTCTGCCCGGTGCTTTCAGTTCCACAAAGCCCATCCTGCCATGTGGCAGAAGCACCAGTCGGTCGGGCATTCCGGCAAAGCCGGGCGAGATGAACTTTGGAGCGATTCCGCCTTTGCTTCTCGTCGCCATCACCAGTGCGTGTTCGATAACTTTTTCTCTCATATCTGCCAAAACCTCTGTCATATCTGATCGTACGGTCTTTCTGTGACAGTCGGTGACGGTCTATTACAAAACCACCCTTATAGACAATTTTTCCTATAAAACAGCCCTAAAGGGGGTTTATAGGATGACCGTCACCGACTGTCACACATCATCATCCTCTGCCAACCGAACGCCTGTAACAAACCGTCCGTCACGCCGCTTTTCCCGCTTGAAGCCGCGCTGTTCCAGTGCGTTATAAAAATCCGTCGTGCTGCGGATAAAATCTCCGGTTCGCGCACAGTAAGCACGATATGCACTGTAGAACGCACCGGATTTTTCGTGATGTTCTGTGCCGATCTCGCAGCACTCTTCAAGGAAGTGGGCGAGCCAGTCGCTGTCGCTCCTGTACTTGCTAATGGCATCCTCGACGCATTTCGGACGTTTCAAATGGTAGTTCTCTGCAATTGCTTTTTTCGCGCCCTCAATAATCCATTTCAGCACATACTGCCCTGCGTTCTGTTGAAGATACCCGGCGTAGTTTTTGATGTCGCTTGCCCCGCTGATGGTGGCATTGAACGGAATGACGATAAGCCGCCGCCAAATCCCCCTGTCCATCGCCCCCACCTTTGGAAGATGGTTCGTATAGAGGACAAGTGTGTGACTGGGGACGAAATCAAACGGATCTTTGTACTTCTTCTCCCCCTTGATCGGGTCGGTGGAACAGAGCTGTTTGACGGTTGCCGTCGAGAGGCGCATTCCTTCCTCAAGTTCTGCGGCAATCAAGAGCCGTTTGCCCTTCACCTCGGCAATCTCGGGTTTCACGTTGCGGCGGCATCCCGCTGTCAGTGCGTCGGCAGAGATGCCCCCGGCATAACTTCCGAGTGCCCATGCGATGGTATTCCAGAAGGTAGACTTGCCATTTGCACCCTCACCGTAGGAGATGATGATGGCTTCCATGTAAACCTTTCCGATTGCACCGAGTCCGCAGATTTTCTGGACATACTCGGTCAGCTCCATATCACCGAGGAAGATGGTGTTCAGAAAATCCTTCCACAGTTCCCGCCTGTCATCGCTCGGTGCTGTGCTGCAGATTTTCGTAATAAGGTCATCGGGTGTAAAGTCCCTGCGGACACCCGTGCGCAGATCGTATGTCCCGTCATGGCAATTCAGCAGAAACTCGTCATGGTCAAGGTCGGAGGGTCTTGCAAGGAGCAGCGGCTTTGCCGCCTGCAGGGCTGATACGACGTACTTCATGTCGCGCCGCTTCATGACAAAGGCTTTATAAGTCATCGCGGATGCGTATGCGATGTAGGCATCATAGTGATCAGCACCGATTTGTTTTTCGAGGGTCTTCCCACCTGCATGAATGGCATCCTCCGAAACGCCGACCTCGCACAGTGCCTTGAAACTGCGCTCCATGGCATCCTTCGCGTCGGCAAGCTGAAGATCCAAGAATTCCTCTGCCGCACCGATGGCAAGCTCCCGTGATTCCTCCCAGTATTGCCCGTTGTAGCGGAGATAGTCCGTGGCTGTGGTGAAGCGAAGCTCGTTTTTATATTCCTGCGCCAGAACCTTCGCCTGTCCGATGTCGGAGTAATCGCTGGGTTTCAATGAGTTCCCGTATTCTTCGGGCGGCACATATCCGTCCTGCTTTTGCACCTTATTGGCGAAGGTACACGCACTCCGCCAGATTTTTGACAGTTCCTCATCGGGGAGCGGCGGGCTGCATTTTGCGGCTTCCTCCAAGAAAATCTCATTGGCTTTTTCAGAGATGCCATACCGCTTCAACACACGTCCGACAAAGCGGGAGAGTGTGTTGTTGCGACTTCCTTCGGGAATGCTTCTGTCCTTGAACCAGAAGTCGATGGTGACATCCCCCGCGTTCCAGATCATCTCATCGACGGGATTGCCATAGATGAACCGTGCGGCATCCAAGGCTCCTTTGTCGAAGAACGGAAACTGACGATGGATATTTTCCTTGAGTCTTCTGCACTGTTCGGGATCCGTGATTTTTCCGTGGGGGAAATAGGCGTGAAAGCGGGGACGAGGGGAATACTTTCCTTTGGCCTTCATGTTGCTCTTGCTAGGTGCTATGGCAAAGCAGACACCATCCAAAGCGGCCGCCAAAGATTCCGGCGTAATCCAATCGTCGGGATTTTCCGAGTGGTCGTTGTCGCAATCCATCACGGAACAATCTGCCTCGATAAAGTTATCCTTGCCCCGACGATTCCTTGTAAAAGCCGCGCACACATGATCGTACGCAACGGTGGTTCTAAAATCCTCTGCCGACTTCACGATGTGCTTATGGGGATAGCGGACATTTTCTTCGTTGCCACAGCAATCCGCCGTATAGAGCGTCATTTCCATACAGATACCTCCTCGCACTTCGTGGTGAAATAGCGGATATTCTTCCGCATTCTCCCGGCATGAGCAATCTCCGCTGCCATGCCCTCGGTGATCCTCTCGCCGAACACCCAGACCTCGCCGCACAGCTTCAGAAGCTCGAAATTCATATCCATCGCTTTCTCCCGCTCATCTACTTCTGACAAAAACTGCGGAAAATACAGATGCGGCGCAATGGGAATCCGTCTCCTGCTCACTGCGAACTTGCAGTACTGCCGCGCCCGCATGACATTAACGCGCGGATTGTCCCGATAGGGTGAGCAGATGTAGGTGAACAGATTCTGTCGGAATACCTTGCTGAGAGCTGCGTGCGCCGTTGGGTCGGCGTAGCCCTCATGGTTGTATTTTGGAATGCACATATTTCCTCCAATCCGCAGGGAGCCGCTCTATCGCGACTCCCTTGCTTTTAAATCACTGCTCGATGAGGGGAAGAATCCCGTCCGCTTTCAAGAGGTCATAGATGAAAAGCCGCCCTGCCTGTGTCCAGTAGGTGTGAATTCTGCTGTGGTTCGTACCGTCCTTATCGGAATAGACGTGAGTCTTGGTGCTCGTGTACCCTTTGTCCGCATATTCCTGATACAGAAGCCAGACATCGCCCATTTTGAACTGCACCTCACTGACGGCAAGGTAGCGATTCATTTTACGACCACTCCAACCGTAGTCCTTGGCGATAACGGAAATGGGAACGAGGTCGGGACAGTTCAGCACGATGTCGTAGTAGCTTGCCTTCGGCTGAAGCTCTGCGATCTGCTGCTTCTGCACGGCGTTCTCTTCCATCAGGGTCAGACGCTTTTCACGTTCTTCCCTGTACGCCATCAATGCGCAGATCATCGCCTCGGGGTTCGCCAGCATTTCGTCAATCACATAGACACCGTGCTTCCGAATTGCGGGCAGCACCTCCGAGGTCACCCACCGCTTGAACTTCTTCGCCGTCGGCAGTTTCGAGGAAAGGATGAGACTGTAAAGCCCGGATTCGTTGATCACCGTAACTTCCTGCTCACCGCCAAGGGTGTCACATTTCGTTACCCCCTTGTCCTCCTCGTCCACGTGGTCGCCGATTGCCTTGCGCGGGTTTGTATACCCGAGAATGCCCGCGACATCTTTGCCCACGAACCACGGCGTGCCGCTGCGTTCCAATACGCGTACAGAGCCAAAATCCTCGTGGGTGAACACTTGTAAATCCATAAAAATTCTCCTTTTTCTACCGGGAAAAATCTCCCTTCACTAACCCACTGGACGTTTTTGGGCAAAGTGGCCGAAAAAAGATCAAAAAAATCCTCCCATTTTTTCAGGGAGGAACAGCATCAGTTTTTCTGATAGAATTGACACTCGAAGCCATCGGCACGGAGCAGAAGCCCTTCCGCCCAAGGCGGGGTTCGTGCCATCTGCTCACAAATGACAGGAAGGGAGATCCGCTCATCGCATTCGATAATGAGTTCGTCATGGACGTGCGCGACAATGTCCATCATTCGTAGCGTCTGCATGGCATGGCAGAGAATGTCGCGGCTGATGGCCTGCGTGATGTTTTCCACGAGCTTCGGACCGTAGGATTCGATCCGTGCCCACTTTTTCGAGAGGTCGAGTCCCATATAGGTGATGGATTCACCACCGAACTGATTCTCTCCGATGCGGGGCTTCACATAGGAGAGTCTGCGACCGCTCGGTAATTCGATGAACATCATGCCGCCCTGATAAATGAACCGGATTCCATGCGTGACTTTTGTGCTGCGCTCCTTGATGCAGCCCTTTGCCGCACGATCCACTGCCCACCAGAAATCCACGATGTTTGGATTTGCCGAACGCCAAGCATCCACGAGCGGCTTTAGCTCCTCTTCCTTCATCCCGGACTCCAACGCCCCGAACGCTTTCAGCGCACCGACGGATCCGCCATAACCACAGGCCAGTTCTGTCTGCTTCCCTTTTTGCCGAAGATGCCCGTTCTCGCCGTGTTTCACCACATTACAATGAAACATCCTACCTGCTGTGGCACAGTAGATGTCGCCGTTCCCCTCGAAAACATCCATGCGCCATCGCTCCTTGGCAAGCCATGACAGCACCCGTGCCTCAATGGCAGAGAAGTCTGCAACGATGAATTTCCTGCCCTCCTGGGGAATAAAGACCGTACGAATCAGCTGAGACAAAACATCCGGAACGGAGTCATAGAGCATTTCGAGTGCCGCATAATCTCCCTGCCGCACAAGGTCACGGGCATATACCAAGTCCGCGAGATGATTCTGCGGAAGATTTTGTAATTGAATGTGGCGTCCCGAAAACCGCCCGGTACGGTTCGCCCCATAGAACTGAAACATTCCTCGTGCTCTGCCATCCGCACAAACGGTATTCTGCATTGCCTGATATTTCTTCACCGAGGATTTTGCAAGCTGCTGCCGAAGTTCCAGTACTTCCTTCAGCGGAGTGGGAACATTGGCAAGGAGGGCAGCTACAGACTTCTTGTCGAGCGACTCGGTTTCAACTCCCTGCTCCTTGAGCCATGCCTTCATCTGCACCACGCTGTTCGGATTCTCAAGCCCAGTCAGAGTTTTCAGCCTGTCCGTCAGTTTTTCCTTGGTGAGAGCATCAATCTGGACGGCATTCTCCACGAGCGGCATATCCAGACGTATCCCACGGTCATTGATCTCTTGGTCGAGTACATACTCCTCCCATACCGACGGAGGCACAGGATATTTGGAGAGCCGCTGCTGAATCGCCATCTCCACTTCGACATCGCGGCTGTTGTAAGACTTGAAGAGTTCCCACTTCTCTCCTGTAGGCTTGTGGAACGGAGGCGTTGAAAAATAGCGGATGAGTGCCTTGCCCTCCGTCATTTTCTGCTCTTCCAATCCCAACACTCTGGCCACGACGGCAAGTGAGAGCGGCAGCCCCATATAGGCAGACCAGACCATTGTGCATCGCCAACTGCGAGGGCTGAGGAAGTGAGCGCGCTCGGTAGTGTGAAGCATCCCTAAGTCCGACAAGTATCGCGACAAGCACACACGCTCAAAGTTGGCGTTGAATGCCCACTTGATGACGCTATCATCCGCCAGCGCATCCAGAATTTCCTGCGGAATCCGCTCACCACGCACGAGGTCAATGACCTGCACCGCGCCTCCGTCCACGGAATATCCAAAGAGCAGGATCGCGAAATCCTCTGCCTCGGTGTAACGATATACGCCGCTTTTCCCAATATCCACACTGCTCCGTGTTTCGAGATCGATGGACAATGATTTCATGTCACTTCTCCTTCCGTGACAAAAGCAGCGAGGAAGAATCCCCGCTGCCCATGTCTGTCAGCCGTTATTTA